TTGAATATTATGGCCCTGGCTGATCGCTTACACAAGACGCAGGATGAGATTGAAGATTTGACCTTGTCTGAAATCAACGAGTGGTTCGCTTATTTTAGGATTATAGAAGATGGCAAACACAAATCTTAAAGTCAAAATCACCGCTGTTGATAAGACGCAGAAGGCCTTTAGAGCTGTTGCCGCCGGTTTAAAGGCTGTCAGTCGCTCTCTGTTTAGCTTTAAGACTAGCATCCTTGCGGCGGTTGGCGTTGGCGGCCTGGGACTGCTGATCAAGACATCTCTGGATAGCATTGACAAGATCAGCAAGATGTCCCGCACGTTGGGGATTGCTGTCCCAGATTTGCGAAAACTAGAACACGCGGCAGAGCTGTCTGGCATCCAGCTGGACACTGTGGCCAGAGCTGTTCGCACTCTCAATAAGGGTGCCGTTGATTTTGTGCGCGAGGGTGCCGGTGAGGCTGCTGATGCGTTTGATGCTCTCGGCATAACTGCAACCGATTTGGATGGCGTCCTGGGCGATCAGTTTGCAACGCTTACTCTTATCGCTGATCGCTTTGAGAATGTTAAAAACGCAGCGGAAAGGTCATCAATCGCTCAACAACTCTTTGGTGGCCGCGCGTCTGATCTTTTGCTTGTTCTTGAGGAGGGCGGTGAAGGTCTGCGCCGGTTGGGAGAAGAGGCCGAGGATTTTGGCCTGATACTGTCAACAGCCACCGCGCAAAATGTTGAAGAAGCCAATGACGCATTTACCAGGCTGATCTCGATTTTCAAAGGCGTCAGGGATAGCCTGGTTGGCGCTTTGGCTCCAGCGTTTCAAAAGCTCGCAGATACAATAAGAGACAGAATTTTGCAGTCGGTCAAAGAGGCTGGAGGGATTAGGGAGTTTGCCAAAGTCCTCGCCCTGGATACGATTGGCATCTTTGAAAGAATAGCGGAAGGATTAAACAGGTTTGTCCAGGCATCAAGCCGGGGCGTTAACTTTCTGATCAGCATTGCCAGGGCGCTTGGCCGGGTGATGGATGATGAGTTTCTTAAAGAGATTGAAAAGCTGGACGAAACTTACCGGTTGGTAAACACTGACGTTTTTGTGGATTTGCGCGATGAGATCAACGCGGCAAGCGCCAGTTCAAAGATATTGGGCGACACGCTGACAGATACAGTCGAGGCGATTGAGGCGGTTGAGGCATCGTCTGACAAGATGCTGATGACAATGAAAGACGCCAAGCTAAGTGGCGTAAACGCCCTCGAGGATGCGCTGGTTTCTTTGGCTGATCGCACCAGCACTGTGCAAGATGCGTTTAAGTCAATGGCCCGGTCTATCATTAGCGACTTGATCCGCATCGGCATCCAGCAGCAAATCACAGGGCCGCTGGCTCAGATGATGGGCCTCCAGGTAAGCACGCCAACCGGCAAGGCCATTGGCGGCCCGGTACAGGCTGGCCGACCTTATATGGTCGGTGAGCGTGGGCCTGAGATGTTTGTGCCAAATCAGAGCGGTTCTATTGTGCCAAATGGACAAATGGCCAGCGGTGGCGTCAACATTGTGCAAAACATAAACATCACCACAGGCGTGCAGCAGACTGTACGGGCTGAGGTGATGCAGATGTTGCCGCAAATCAGCAACGCCGCCAAGGGCGCTGTTTTGGACGCTAGACGGCGCGGCGGTTCTTTTGCGGCTGCATTTTAAGGGGTGAACAATGGCAATCACATATCCAATAACGTTGCCCACAGTCGCTGGCATCTCATCAATAAATCTCAGGGCTGTTAACGCGGTCTCAATCAGTCAAAGCCCTTTTACGTTTAAGCAGCAAGTCATCGCGCACCAGGGTCAGCGTTGGGAGGCTGAGGTTACTTTGCCGCCGATGAAGCGAGCTGATGCGGAGGTTTGGGTATCATTCCTGGTCAGCCTGCAAGGCAGCAGAGGCACGTTTACAATGGGCGACCCCAATGCAGCGGCAGCGCGTGGCAGCGCCTCCTCAACGCCCGGCACGCCGGTTGTGAATGGTGCCAGCCAGACAGGGCAATCACTGACTGTTGACGGCCTCCCTGCGTCTGCTAGTGGCTATTTAAAGGCAGGCGACTATATCCAGCTCGGCGGCGGTTCGTCAGCCACGTTGCATAAGGTGCTGGAGGATGTAACAAGCAACGCATCCGGCCAGGCAACTCTGGAGCTTTGGCCTTATGTCAGGACCGCGCCAGCAGATGGGGCCACGATTGTGGTTGGCAGCACTGTGGGAGTTTTCCGGCTGGCCAGCAATCAGACCGACTGGGCAATCAATAACGCGGCGGTCTACGGCATCACATTTGCTGCGATTGAGGCGGTGGCCTAATGTCCAGGGATATCGGTGCAGGCATTTTATCAGCACTCAGCGCAACAGAGATGCAGCCATTCTTTGGCGTGCAGTTATATCTGGATACTCAACCGCTGTATTTCTGGACCGGCCTGGGCGACCTTACAACTGGTGGCATCACTTACACCGGCACCGGGCAATTCCTGAGCATAAGCGAAATGGAGGAGACTGCTGAGATCGCAGCCAAGGGTGCGACAATCACGCTCTCCGGCATCCCAAGCAATCTGATCTCACTTGCCATCACTGAGCCGTACCAGGGGCGACTGTGCAAAATCATGTTCGGCGCGATTGACGCCAATCGTGAATATCTGTTGCAGGAGGATGGCAGTTTTGTTCTCAGAGAGGATGGCGGCAGGATTGACATTACAACCGGCGATGTGACGCCTGCTGTTGAGCTGTTTACCGGCTACATTGACAGAATGGACATCGATGAAGGCCCGGAGACATCGACTATCGCCATCAGCGTTGAGAGCCGGTTGATTGATTTGGAGCGTGCGCGGATTTTCCGATTTACCGATCAAAGTCAAAAGTCGCGTTATCCTAATGACCGGGGCTTGGAGTTTGTTGAGGATTTGCAAGACAAGCAATTTAATTGGGGGCGCGGTTGAAGCTGGATGATTGGGACAAGCGCTTAAATAATTACATTGAGGACATGCGCCACCGGCCATTTTCCTGGGGCAGCAATGACTGCCTGGCCCTTGCCAGCGGCGCAATCAAGGCGCAGACCGGGATTGACCTGTTTAGGGATTGGGTCGGCAGCTACAAAACTGAGTGGGGTTGCCTCCTAAATTACAAGCGCCAGCTCAAGCGCATTGGTTGCGCCGACATCATTGAGGCGGTTGATCAACGATTGCAGAGGACCGATGTATGGTTGCCGTCCAGGGGGGCGATTGTTGGCAGATCAGAGGGGCTTGGTTCATCGGTGATGTCGATTGCGTTTGGCGTTGCCATATCTGACAAGATTGCATTTTTAGGATATGATGGCTTGGTATTTGAGCCGGTAAAGCATAGCGATATTTTTTGGGGCGTATAATGAGAAGGCTTCTGCTGACATCCACCACGTTTTTGACATCAGCAGCAATCATTGCCCTGGTGCCGGATCAAGCCCACGCCGCGCCGGTAGTGATAGGCGCAGCGCTTAGTGCGGCGGCGTCAACTGCTTTTGCCTCAGCCGCAGCAATCAACCTTGCCGGTGGTGCCTTTGCTTTTTTTGCTCAAAAATTTCTGATATCTGCTGGCTTGCAGTTGGCAATGAACGCTCTTGCCCCCAAGCCACGCGCCGCCGGTAATGTGCAGCCAGGCCAATCAGCCATCCTGGTCAGCGGGACATCAGCCATTGCCGATCACCAGATCATCTATGGACGCACTAAGGTTGGCGGCGTCATCGTTTACAAAGAGGCAACCGACAACAATAAATTCCTGCATATTGTGACGGCACTGGCCGGGCATGAGTGTCAGGAAATCGAGACAGTATATTTAAATGATGAAGCGCTGACCCTGGACGGGGATGGCGAGGTTACAGCGCCAAACAAATATGCCGGTTATGTGCGCGTCAATAAGCACTTGGGCAGCACAACGCAGACCGCTGACACTGACCTGATTGCGGAGAGCGCTGGCAAATGGACATCAGATCACCGGCTCCAGGGCATCTGTTATGTATACACGCGCCTGGAGTTCAATGCTGATGCGTTCCCCAATGGTGAGCCAAACATCACTGCAATCGTTAAGGGCAAGAAAGTCTACAATCCAAACACCGGCAGCACTGCCTGGTCGAGCAATGCGGCGCTATGCCTGCGCGACTATTTGACCGCCGACTATGGCCTGCGCTCTGATAGTGATGAGATTGACGATACGCTGTTAGTGACCGCCGCCAACATCTGCGATGAGGACGTTACACTCTCTGGGGGCGCTACAGAGGACCGCTATACTACCAATGGCGCTATCACCACCGGGTCCAAGCCAGCGGAGACCCTGGACGCCCTGCTGCGCTGTATGGGCGGCATGTTATGGTATGCCCAGGGTAAGTGGCGCGTAAAGGCGGCAGCCTACGTCAGCCCGACTGTGTCCTTGGATGAGGATGATCTGCGCTCAAATGTAACGATCCAGACCCGGCACTCGCGCCGCGACAATTTCAACATCGTGCGCGGTACGTTCAGAGGGCAGGAGAGCAACTGGCAGTTTAGTGATTTTCCCGAAATCAAATCATCAACATTCATTGAGGTTGATGGTGGCGATGAGAGCGCGATGGATTTGGAGATGGGCCTGGTGTCGTCATCAGCAACGGCGCAACGCATCGCCAAGATCGCCCTTTTCCAAAACCGCGAGCAGCTCACCATCTCTGGATCATTCGGGATGCGTGCTTTCCAGCTCCAGGTCGGTGATGTGATTAGCTTTACAAACACCCGCGCCGGGTTTAGCGCCAAGCCATTTGAGGTGGTCAACTGGACGTTCTCGCCTGATGCCGGTGGCGATATGATCGTGAACATGACGCTGCGTGAAACGTCATCAGCGGTTTATGATTGGTCTGCCGAGGAGACCGCGTTTGAGATTAACAATACAATCTTGGCTGATCCGTTTGATGTGCCGCCAATCGGGTTGAGCGTCAGCAGCGAGGCGCGGATTATCAATGAGCATCTGACAAACGTTATCACCGCATCGGTAACGGCAGACGCACCAGAGCGGGTGGACAATGTTGAGGTGCAGTTTAAGAAATCAACAGATAGCACTTTTATCTCCGCTGGCACTGGTGACCTGGGCGACTTTGAGGTTATTGATGTGCAAGATGCTGATTATGATGTCAGAGCCAGAGCGGTCAATACGTTTGGCATCAAGGGCGATTTTGTATCGCGCACCAATATAACGGTTGAGGGCTTATCTGACCCGCCAGCCAATGTGGCCAACTTTAGCTTCAATGTGTCATCTGCTGGCATCCATCTGGAATGGGACGCAGTTGCTGATCTTGATTTGTCGTTTTACCGCATCAGGTACACGCCATCAGAAAGCGGCGCAACTTTTGCCAATGCAACCACGGCAGTCAATAAGGTTGCCAGGCCGGGAAACAGTGTAACGGTGCCGCCACGATCCGGCACTTACATGATCAAAGCCTACGACAAATCTGGCAACCAATCAGCGGCGGCTGCTAGTGTCGTGATCCGCGCTGAGGACTTGGATGTGTTTGCAAACACTGCAACGCAGACAGAGCATACCGCGTTTAGCGGCAGCAAGACCGGCTGTAGCGTTGCCAGCAATCGGTTAAGGATCACTGACCCATCATCAGCTCCATCCAC